AAGTTGTCGAGCATCCACCCGCTCGGCTCGATAACGTCGCCGTAGCGGTCCACCGTGGCGTCGCTCAGCACATAGCTGAGGCTTCCACTCACCTTGCCGGCGGCGGTTTTGCGTACCAGGGTCATGCGTGGTTTCCCGTATGCCTCGTCAGGCGATCATTGCCTGCGCGTCGAAAACCGGCGCGGCGGTCGGGTTCAGCGACATGCGGTCGACGGCGTTGATCAGCGCCGCCCAGGGGTCGATCTTGGCATCGCCAGCATTTTGCTTGGTGGCGCGGATCGCGGTTGCGGTGGGCTCAATCTTGACGTTGGAGACGCACCAATCCATCAACCCCGATGGCGCATGCACCAAGGCGCCGCTAACCAGTCGCCGCTCGGCGGTCTTGATGGCGCCCATTAGCCGATAACCCTGCCCGACGCCGATTAGCATGCCGTTCTCGAGCGTCACGTCGATCGCCGCCAGCTCGTCGACCAATTCGCCAATGCCGGCCGGATCAACCGCGACGCAGGCCAACAGCCCGCGGTCCTTGATCGCCTCGATATGCGCCACGATCGCCGAAAGGTCGGCGAGTTCGTCGTCGACGATGGTGAGCTCGCCGGCGGCGGCGAAGTCTTGCAGCACGGCGGCGATCGACTGCCGCCGGTCGAGCACGCCCTCGTGGCACCAGGCATGCGACCACGACAGCCAGCGATGCACCCGCCGGATCTCGCCCTCGCCCTCGTCGACGTCGCTTTCCTGGCGCTCGCGCCCGAGCACCGTCAGGCCGAACAGATCGTCGAGCCCGCCGCCGTCGACCCCGACCACCACGACTTCGCAGCGGTCGAGCAGCCGGTCGAGTGTCAGCCCCGGCTCGACCCGGCCCGGCCAGTAATCCGCCCCGGCCCAGCGGTCGGAGCGCAGCGCCAGGCCAACCTCGACGTTGAGGTGCTGCGAGGCCCATCGCCGGAGTTCGGCGTTGCCCTTCAGCTTCGCGGTGGCGAACTCGTCTTCGAGCCGCGCGAGCGTCACCGAGCGGCCGAGGTTCGGCATCACCATCGGCCAGTTGAGCGGGTCCGACCAACCGCTGCCGGTCATGATGTCGCGCGGAAATTCGTAGAGGATCGGCAACATGGCGCCGGCGGCTCGCCCGTCGCGAATGTCCCGCGCCATCTGTAGCTCGGCCAGAAAGGCGCCTTCCGGTCGCTCATCCGATTGCGTCGTGATGAACACCAGGAACGACTCCGGGATCGGCAGCATCCCGCCGCGGATCTGGCCGATGACCCGCGCCGCCCGCGCGCTTTTGGATATCTCGTGCAGTTCGTCGAGTAACACGCCCGCCGGCTTCACCCCGGTCAGCACCTTGGCGTCGAATGTCTTGATCAGCAGTTGCGCCTTGGTGCGCCGGTCGGTGATCGTCTTCAGGTGCTCCTGCACAAACATCCGCTTTTGCAGAAACCCGTCCGGGTCGGCCTCGATCATCCCGGCGGCCTGGTCGAACGCCAGGTCGGCGGTGATCTTGGTCGGCCCGATCAACAGAAACTCGGCCCGCGGCCGCCGGTTCATCAACAGCGCCGTCACCATCAGCGCCGCGCCATAGGTTGTCTTCGACTGCTTTTTCGGGGTCAGGCAGAAGACCTCGCGCACCTGGCGCTCGCTGCCGTCGTCTTCGATGGACCCCATCAGCGCCCGCACGATGTCGCGGAACCACTCGCCCGCCGCCTCGGCCAGCGCCGGCCGCCCGATCACATCCGGCAACCGCAGCTTGTCGAAGATCGCCACCGCCCGACCCGCCTCGGCGCTGGCGAGCCACGGCAACGGCGGCATCAGCGTCTGCCCCCGCCGCAACCGAACTTCCCAATCGGGCAGGGCGAAGGGAGACATCATTGGCTAGTGGACCAGGTGGCCCCATTCGTTGCCGCGCCCGGCTTCCTCGGACGCGACCTGCGCCTGCTCCTTTTTGCCCAGTGGCGGTTCAGCGTGCGGCCTACTGACCGGCGCCGGCGCGTACTCGCTCCAGCCGGCGCGCGCCTTCAGCCAGAAAATCGCGGCCGCAGTTGCGCCGGGGCCTGTTCCCGTCGCGATCTTGAACAGGTGTTGCGCGACCTGCGTGTTGGCCTTAACGGTCCCGGTGTCGAGCTCAAGCCGGTACTTCCGGTCCAGTGTATCGCGGGAAATCCCGATAACCCGCGCAATGTCTTCCGCCGGAATGCCAAAGCCGGTCATCGATTCAACCGTGCGGCGCGAGCGCTCGTCCGGTTGGTGCGCGACCGTGCTGCGGCGTGATGGTGTGGTTGGCAAGAAACCTCCTTTTATTGGAGCGCGCGGGTCGGTGCTGCCCCGCCGCCGGAAACGGGGAGCGCTTCCGTCGCCTGCTTCGCGCGCGCTTCGCCCCGGTACATGCCCGCGCCCATTTCGTCGATCCGGGCGAAGGGGATCACCGGCACGGTCAATCGTGCGGCGGCCGCACGATCCAAAAAATACACATAGCGCAGTTGGTAGCCTTCGATCGGCGCCCATCCCGCCTCAACATAAGGGCGCATCGAGGCGGCACCATCGACGGCTAGAATGTGCTGCCCCTTCGTGACGGTTTTACGCGAGACAACCCGCCGGGCCGATTGCTGCTGCTGCAAACTGCTTTGGTCAGTTAACGAAAACCGGGCAAAGCGCTCGCCCGAGGGCGATATCCATATTTGGTCGTTGCGCTTGATCCCGGTCAGCACAAAGCCCGCCGCCCGGTAGATCGTGCCGTCGCCGCTTTGCGCCGCATCGGCGAAAGAAACAACCCATTGGAGGTGCGGGTAATGTTTCCGCATCAGCCGAAACGCGATAGCCAGCGCCCGGCTTTCGCTATTGCGTGGCAGGCGCTCGGAAAAAGCCATCCGGTTTAATTCGATAAATCCGTTCCACGGCGTGTCGGCTACAAGCCCCCGCAGCTTCCGCTTGTCCAAGGACGGGCCGAACTGCATCGCCCCCTCGAGGTTGCCGTTCCAGAACACGCCAAGGTGTAACTGCGAATTGTTGACGACCTTGCCGCTGTAATGGTGTCGGCGCACACATCCCCGCGCATCCACCGCGTTAATCGGCGCGATCCGTAGCGCCTTAGCCGACATAGGCCTTGCAAACCCGGACCAAGGCGTTGCCGTTGCCGTTGGCGTTCACGCCTTCCTCGAATGGCCCTGCCTCCTTCGCGCGGCGCAAGGCTTCGGTGACCACCCCTACCTGCGTTTCGTGCAAGGTGAAGGTGACCGCTTGAAATGGCGGCTTCGGACCATCGGGTAGTTCCGGCATGCCATCGAGGGCATGCACCGTCAGCCCCTCAATCTCCTCAATCGTGAACCCGGTCAGCGGCACAAGATCGGCCGCCAGCCCGGTCAACTCCCCAAATTCAAGCCGCAGCAAATCGTCATCCCAGCCGGCGTTGAGCGCCAGCCGGTTGTCGGCGATCCGGTAAGCCCGGATTTGCGACGGATTCCAACCCGTCGCCACCATCACCGGAACCTCGCCCAACCCCAACAATTGCGCCGCCAACACCCGGCCATGCCCGGCGATTATCTCGCCACCCTCGTCGACCAACACCGGGACCGTCCAACCCCATTCCCTGATCGACGCGGCCAGTTGCCCCACCTGTTGGGGCGAATGGGTGCGCGCATTGCGCGCCGCCGGAACAAGCCCGGCGACCGCCCGACGCTCCACCCGATCTGCCGGCCACGCGTTCACGAAAACCCCTTTTTAAGCTCCGCAAGGAAAAAATCTGCGCGTGCCACCAAGCGCGGTTGCTCGGCCGGCCTCGCCTCGATTTTCGCCCCCCCCCCTGTTACAATCGGGGCGAGGATTCGCGTTGCGCTCGCTCGCGTCGCACTTCGATCGTCTTGCGCGTATGGCATGAGCCGCATCGCAACATCACGTTGCTCGGATCGAGTAGCTCGCCACCATCACGCAGCTCGACGATGTGGTCACCGAACAAGCGGGCTTTGGGGTCGTGCAGCCCTACATGGGCAGGGTCTTCGCAGCGGCGGCCACGGACCCTGATGATCCGAGCAATGAGGCTGCGCCATTCGCGGCTGTAGTAGATCGGGTCGGCAGTCTTGGGTGGTGGTGGGACACGCCGGCTATCGGAGGTCGGGATGCGCGGCGGCGCGATACCGATGCGCGGCGGCCTGCTGAGCACGGCGTTTCAGAAAATCAATTTGATTTGAGTGACGGCTCTCACACCCTAGCGAATGCGAATACGCCATATCGGAGAACTGTCAAGGATTATTCAAACGCCGAAGTGCTTTGCCAACACACCGAGCGCACCCACCAGCGTGCCCTTGGCCACTTCTTCCCGCAGCGGTCGGCCACCCCAGCCCTCGCGCATAGCCCATTCGCGCATGGACAATTCGCAGCCCAGGACGAACCATGCGGCGGTGGCGCAGGGGCTGCCGTGCCCACCCAGCGCGTCCATTGCAGCGACGATGCGGCGGCGGGCACGCTCGCTGCCGTGCGGACCAGCGCCATTGCCTCGGCCTTCCCGCACGATGTCAGCGGCCCGCAGTGGATCGAGATGCGCAAGCTGGAACAGGCGACTGAACTCCTCGCCGGCATGGCGCTCTCGGCTGCCGATATCGCCACGCCGTTCCATCCGGCCGAGCATGGACTCGACCAGCCACGGGGCACCGATGCACCCATCGGTGTCGGCGATCGTTCCAGCGGCGCGGGTGATGCGGTCGTGCCGCCGGCGTTCGGCGGAGGGGTCGGCGATCATTCGGCGGCCTCGGCGGCGAGGTATTGCGCCGGCACGAAGCAGCCGGGTTCGCCGGGGCGAGGTCCGAAGGCCGGCAGCCACCAGCCCTCGCGGTGCCATTGGCGCATGCGGGCAGCCCACGGGGTTTCTGCCACGGCTTCGGCGGCGGAACCGAGGCCACGGGTGCCGCTCGCGTAGCGCTGCGGTTCTCGGGCCACCCATGCCCGCAAGCTCCACTCGATCCAGCGGCGGCGC